AAGTACAAAACATTATAAATAAGAGCTTATACGAGCTCAGTAGATAATGAACGAAGGAAAAGCTATTTACTCTATACTTACCAGCGACAGCGACGTAAACGCTATCGTAGGTACTCGCGTTTATCCGCAAATAGCAGCCCAAGAGGCCGCCTTTCCTTTTGTTGTGTATGTATTGCAAAATGTAGACCCTAGCGACACTAAGAGCGGGGTAAGTACTTTAGACGAGGTACGCTACGACATTATAGTAGCTAGCGAAAACTACGCAGAGGCTAGCGATTTAACGGGTAAAATACGAACCGCTTTAGATCGTTACAGCGGAACCGTAGCGGGTGTAGTTATTGATTCTATACAGTTTATAGACTTAGACGTAAATAACGACCCAGGAACGGAAACCTACCTAACGAATACAGAGTATATAATAAGAGTTAAGCGATGAAAATAACACTAACAAAAAAAGTAACACTACCCCACGGAAAAAAGGTAGACAAAGGTCTAACTTTAGAGGTAGTAAATGAATACGGCCTAGAGCTTATAGAAGCTGGTAAGGCTGTAGAATTTGGGGCCGAGGCTCCCGTAATAATTGAAGAACAAATAAATAATTTAGATTAAAAATGGCAACTACCGGAATTATGAACGGAACCCTCTTAGGGGTATACGTAGGAAGCACTCTAATAGCTCACGCTACTGAGGGCTCTATCTCTTTATCAATGGACACGCGCGACGCGACCAGTAAAAGCTCTAGCGGTACTCGCGACTTATTAGAGGCTACAAAGTCGGGTACTATCTCAGTATCTGCGCTTTACGCTGAAGATGCAGCTTACGGCGTCGATGACCTTATGACATCTTGGGCGGCACGTACAGCGATCGTAGTTAAATTCTCTACCGAGGTAACGGGCGACCATTTTTGGTCTGCTTCTGCCTATATAACTTCGTTAGAGGTTAGCGCAGGTATGGAAGATAACGTAACGTACTCTGCTACATTCGAGCTTACGGGCGCGATTACTTACAGCAATAACTAATAGTACAACACAAACACTTAAAGCAAATGGTTAAACACGTAGAAATAGGAGGAGTAAGCAGGCCGGTTAAATTCGGTTTCGCTGCCCTTATGGAATTTACCGAAGAGAACGGCTATACTATGGCTGACCTAGATAAATTAGGCGAGAATATGAAACTTAAGGACGCGCTCTTTTTAGTGTGGTGTGGATTGAAGCACGGCGCTAGAGTAGAAAAGCAACCTTATAAACATACGATCGAAGATATAGCAGACTGGCTAGACGAAAAGCCCGAAGCTATGGAGCAGGTACTAAACGTGTTTAGCTCTAGCTTTAATTCCTCGGAAGAGGAAAAAAAGTAAACGGGGCGCCGGGTGAAGGCCCGGCAGCCCCTTTAACTTTTGACTATTACCAGGAGCTAGCTTTAGGGCAGCTTAGCTGGACGCCGGCGACCTTCTACGAAGCGACGCCTAGAGAGTTAGAGAACGCCCTTAAGGGCTTCTTTAATTTATACGAAGTAGGCCAGCAGCAAAGCTGGGAGCGTGAGAGGTGGAGTACTACGGTACTGGTAAACCTACAGCTACCAAAAAACAAAAAAGTAAAAGCTACGGATTTAGTCCGCTTCCCTTGGGAAAATAAACACAAAGGCCCAAAGCTAACAAAACAAGAAGCTAAAGCAATACTAGCAAAATGGCAAAAAGGACAATAGCGAGTACTAACATTAGCATAGGTGCAAACCTTAGCGGCCTCCAGCGAGGCCTTAAGATAGCACAGCGCAGCCTCCGTAAGTTCGGAGGGCAGGCTAAGCGTATAGGTAGTAATATTACGAGTAGTGTTACCCTACCCTTTGCCGCTGCGGGTGCTGCTGGCGTTAAGATGGCTACCGACCTAGAGAGCAGTTTTAGCAAGATAGAGAACCTCGTAGGTATTACGGGTAAGGCTCTAGACGATTTTAAGACCTCGGTAAAAAATGTAAGTAGCGAAACTGGTAAGAGCCAGCAGGAGCTAAGCGAGGCACTCTTTACGGTTAGCTCCGCAGGTTTACGCGGCGCTGAAGCTACGGAAGTTTTAGAGAGATCCGCGAAAGCCTCAGCTATTGGCTTAGGAGATACGCAACAAATAGCGCAAGCCCTTACCGGGGTTATGCAAGCTTACGGCAAATCGGGAATGACGGCAGCGCAAGCGACCGACACTTTAACCGCTATCGTAAGAGAAGGTAACCTAGAGGCGGAAGCTTTAGCCCCTACCCTTGGTAGGGTAGTAGGTATAGCTTCACAGCTTGGCGTAAGCTTTGAAGAGGTAGGCGCTAATATCGCAACCTTTACCCGTTTAGGTGTACCAGCCGAGGAGGCCGTAGTAGGTTTACGCGGTATTATGGCTAGCTTCTTAAAGCCTACAGCTGACGCTAAAAACGCTTTAGCTACTCTAGGAATGACTGCGGAAGACCTCCGTAACCAAGTAAGCGAGGAAGGCCTACAAGCTACCCTAGCTAATTTAATGCAAAGCTTCGAGGGTAACGACGAGGCACTTACTAGCGTCTTCGGGAACGTCCGCGCGCTATCTGCTGTACTCGGTACAGCTGGAGCGCAGGGCGAGACCTACGCCGCTGTACTAGATAATATCAGTAATAGTACTGGTATAGTAGATGAGGGCTTCGAGAATGTAAGCCAAACGTCGGGCTTTAAATTCCAGCAAACCTTAAACAGTTTACGTAACGCAGGTATAGAGCTAGGAAACGCTTTACTTCCTTTGGTTACTAAAATAGCCACTTTTGTAACTACAGCTATAAACAGCTTTAGAGATCTTAGCACAGAAACAAAAACCGCTATACTAACCCTTACCGCTATAGTAGCGGCAAGCGGCCCTATTATGAGCGGTATAGGTTTTATAGCTACAGCAATAGGCGCACTACTTAGCCCGGTAGGGTTAATTATAGTGGGTATCGCTGCCGCTGGTTTTGCAATGTATAAATTTTGGGATCAAGTTAGGCCCGTTCTTGTAGGTACTATAAACTATTTTATAGACCTCTATAATGAGAGCTCCTTATTTAGGTTAGTTATTCAACTAATTATAGCAAGCTTTAAAAACCTATGGACAGTAGGAAAGGCTTTATTTGATGGATTCGGCCAAAACCTAAAAGGTATAGGCCAGCTATTTTTAGGAGCCTTTACTTTTGATTTAGACCTAATTAAAGAGGGCTTAGCTAATATTAAAGACGCCGCAGTAGATACCGTTACCGATATTATAGACGGTGTAAGCGATAACTACAGCGAAGCTATAGAAAATGCTTTCGCACCTAAAGACAAGATAGAGCTAGTAACCGAGGAAGGAGTACAGCAGGGCATCGACGATATGCTAGGGCCGTTTATGGCCGCTTGGAGTAAGCTTAAAGGTATGTTTAGCTTCAAAGGCGGAGCAGGTACTAGCGGAGCAGGTGCTACTACCCCGGCTAAAGTTATAGAAGATGCCGGAGACGCGGCAGAAGAAGCAGAGCCTAAAATAAATAAGCTACAAGCCGCGTTTACTAGCTTAAAGAATAATGTAGACGTAGTAGGATTAATGGTTAACGAGTTAGGTAACGCCTTTGAGACCATTTTTACGCACCAAATAAACGCAGCTTTAGGCGAAACGGAGCAAAGCTTCCAAGAAATGACCAGTAGCGTTATTGCCGACTTAAAGCAGTTAGTAATAAAGCTCATAGCGGCAGCCGTAGCAGCGGCAGCGCTAGTAGCTTTATTAGCTATGGCAGGAATAGGAGGCTTTAGTATAAAGACCGCTTCCGATTTTGCTACTGGGTTTAAAGGAGTATTCGCGGGAATGAGCGGCATAAAACTTGCCAAAGGTGGGTTAGCCTTTGGTGAGACTCTAGCTGTGGTCGGCGACAACCCTAACGCTAGAATGGATCCGGAAGTAATAGCCCCACTATCTAAGCTTAAGAATATGATAGGCGGAGCTGGTGGCGGTACCGTAACGGTAGTAGGTAAGCTATCCGGCCAGGACATCTTACTAAGCAGCGAAAAAGCAGGAAGAACACGAAGCAGATATAGAGGGTTTTAAATATGGGGTTAAGGTTATATAGTGAATTTCACAGCTCAACGGATAAGCTTTTTAAAGTAGAGATCCACGACAGCAGCTTTAGCGGAACCGCTGAGGCTTTCACTGTTGCGGGCGATGGGTTTACCTTAAACTACAGCGGAGAGACCGACGACATAGTAAGCCCTATTATAGGCTCTAACTGTACTATAAGCGCGTACAATAATAGCGACGCCTTCGACACGTTTATAAACCTGCTTAACAACTACCAAGAGGAGCGCTTTACAGTTCGTATATACGGGGAAGCGGATAGTATAGAAGACGGTCTAGTAATGAGTTATTACGATACCGAGCTGCCGCCGGATAACGGGTTAGTACTTTACTGGTGTGGTATTGTAATGCAGGATCTAATAACTATAGAAGATACGCATAAGCCCTACGTCTTTAGCATTACAGCTGTAGACGGTATAGGGCACCTAGCTAACAAACAGTTTACGAGTATAAGCAACGTAACGCTAGAAAGTTTTATAGAGAGTGCAGCGGACGCTATAGGTATAGATAGCTTATATGCAGACGACGACCTACTATACGCTACTAGCGTTAATATTTGGGACACTCAGCAAACCTATAGCACCTCTAACGACGTAACCACTTTAACGCGCTTTAGCGCCTTAGTATTTGCAGATAAAGAAGAAGACGGTAGCTACGTATACTCTAGCTATTTAGATGTATTAAAAGAGCTTTGTATAGCCTTTGGCGCTAGGTTCTACCAGCGCGAGGGGGTTTACTACTTCGAGCAATACTTAGAGCGTACCGTAACCACTAGAACGGTAAGCGCTTACCATAAGGACGGTACTAAAGCTTTTACTTCTACTGTTAGCGACGACGTAACCCTCGACGGTACAACCGGAGGAGGGGCACGTCTAGCGGGTAACAGCTTTAACTTCTTACCGGCACTAAAAAAAGTACAAGTAAGCTACAACCAGGAGCGCAGTAATAACCTATTAGCTAATAGATTGACCTACACCGGTGCAACCGGCAGGCAAGATCTAGGCTTTGTAGTAGATGACAATAACGGCCAAATACAAGTAACGGGGCAGCTTATATACCAGCTTACCCATAACGGTAATGCGGGTACGGTAGCCTTAGATTTTTGGCGCCCGGTATGGCAGCTAGAGCTTCGTGTAGAAGACGCGGCAAACCCGGGAACCTTCTACTACCTTAAGAGAGATTTTACCCCTAGCGGCGGCCAGCTGTACGGAGCTACGAGCTGGACCACAGCAGCGAGCTACTACCACGTAGACGCGGGTACAACAAGAAACGAGGCGAGCGGTGCTTATCTAAGTAACACCTTTAGCCTAGTTACTCCGCCTCTACCGGTAGACGGGGACGCGCAGCTAGACGTAAACTACTATAGAGTATACGACGGTTTCAATAACACCGTAAAAGCGGTGCCTACTTACTTTACGGAGACTAACCAAGTAAAGGAAGTTACAGCTACCTACTTTAATGGTAACGGAGGCGTAAGCGATGTTACGGTATTTAGTGCTACGAATACGGACACTAATATAAATAGTAACCTTATTCTAGATTTAGGCGAGTTAAGGGTAAGCGATTCTTTAGGCTTGCAGGGTAGCTTTTACGTATACAACGGCAGCGCCTGGGTACCTTCTACGCAATGGCGCCGAGGGAATAGCGGTAGCTATACGAGCTTACTAAAGCTTTTAACTAATGAAGTACTAGCGCTACATAAGAAACCTATAGAAAGGTACAGCGGCACGATCGTAGGGCCTTACCCGTTCGGGGTAAGGTACAGCTTCGAGAGTGCTTTTTGGCTTCCTATGAGCGGAAGCTATAACGCTAATATGGACGAATGGTCTAGCGAATGGTTTAAGGTTCAAAAGGACTTAAGTAATATTACTATAGACAGTCCAGTAGGTAGCGGCGGCGGTGCTGACTTCGTAGCAAGGGTAAGCGGCCAGCAGGGAACGGACGAAATAATAAACGGCGTAGACATTACAGTAACTACGAGCGAGGTAACCGGTAACCAAACGATAGGCGGTACGCTAGGGGTTACGGGTAACAGTACGCTAGCTGCTACGAGCGTAGGGGAGTTTACTACTACCTCTAGAGTGAACGTAACTATAAACGATATTACCGCAACAGGCGGCGGATCAGAAAATTTATCCGCAAACAAAAGCTTTAGCTTCCTTACTTATTCCGGTGAAAACGGAACCTATACTATAACACTACCCGAAGCTGAAGACGGCGTTATACTGCAATTCAAAACGGACGACACTATAGCCGCAAACAAAACAGTAACCATAGCGCCGCAATCGGGCGGGCGTATTGATGAAGAGGCTAACTATGTATTAAACCGTCCGCTAGATGGCGTTTCATTATTAGGCCGCTCCGGATCTAATAAATGGTATGTAATACAAAAGAAAGAAAAATAAATAAGTACTAAGTTTATACTATATTAAATACTACTAATGAATGAGAAAGGCTCAATTTTTTTACCTGCTACGCAGAGGCCTACTAAGCGGAGGCTTAAACTTAATAAAGGAGGGGTTAGTTATGGCCAGTAAGTTTACTACCCAGGGGCTGTCCTTCCCAACCCAAGGCTCGGCCGAATTCAACGGGACGAGTGATTATATTGATTTAGGAACTGATTTAGATGAATCACTAAATGGCGATTTTACTATTTCTACTTGGGTTAATACTAACTTGACATCAACACAAGCGTTATTTCATAGCGTTACAAGTGCGGATACTAAAATAATATCGGGTATAAGATTTAACGACCTTGGTTTTTGGTTAGGCGTTAATAACGGAACGGCTTATTGGGCTAAAAGTGGTTCGGCTTTAAATGCTGGAGAATGGTATTATTGCACCGCTACTTTTGATTCTTCTAGCAATACAATCAAAATATTTTTAAACGGAAGCGACACCACAACTGCGAGCGGTGGAATTGCTGGCTTTGGTTCGGGTATTGGATATGTAGTTATTGGGAAGCGCAATGGTTCAAATGATTCTTATATGGACGGCAACCTCGCCAACGTCGCTATTTGGAACCGCGCGCTTTCAAGCGATGAAATAAATTCCGTGATGTGGAAAAGCTACGACGCATTAGAAGCAACTGAAAAGAGCGGTTTGCAAGCGTGGTATAGTTTAGACGATATCACAAGCCCGGCGGCCTCATTGGCGACAATGGAACAACTGGCAACGGATAAAGGGGCAACAATAGAAAACAAGGCGGCCATCACGGCGGCCATAAATGCACTAAGCTAATGGCACTAATTTCAAAGGCATCGCTTTTAATGGTGCCCTCAACTTACGAACCGGGAACTCTTTACAACGTATTACCAAGCGGAAACCGCGCACCGGATAGCACCGACCAAAATAGTGGCTATGACCAAACGCGGGCGGATTTTGATTTTGACCGCGGGACTGACCACGGAGCAACGCGAGTGAATGCGGACGGGTTGATTGAAAAGTATCGGGAGAACTTGTTTACCCAATCAAACAACTTCAGCGATTCGGATTGGTCGCCTAAAGCGGGTACATTTGCTCAAGGCATTGAAGACCCGAACGGGGGCAATGATGCTTGGTCTTGGACGGCTACAAATACCGACCCGTATTTATATCAAGCGATAGGAACAAGCGGTGTATTTACTTTATCCATTTATGCTAAAGGTGTGGGTTCAACAATCGGTAAGGTTTTAGAATTAAGGAACGGAAGCACAACGCAAAATTTTACGCTTACAAGTGAATGGCAAAGGTTTGAATTATACGCGGCGGCGGGAGGTTCAAATATTGGTTTTGAGTTTGGGAATCCAGCGGTCATTGGCGATGTGATGTATATATATGCGGCACAATGGGAAACCGGCCTCGTAGCTACCGACGTACTGACCAGCGGAGCGACCACGGCAAAGGCGGGCGTTCTCGTCGATTTGCCGCGGATAAATTACGACGCTAATGGGGAAAACGGGGCGTTGCTTTTGGAGCCGCAGAGGGCTAATCTATTAGAAAACAGCGAATACATATTAGGCGGAGACTGGAATCAACTTGGCGGTGCTTTATCAATCGCTCAAAATACTACTGACACATTAAGCCCCGAAGGGAAATATAATGCGGGAAAAATAACGCTATCAAATACGGCTAATAGATACTTTTCTTCGCAAGGATATAATTTAGGCGGATTAAATAATATAAGCGCAAGTG